CCAGGCTGTATTACGTATGCAAAAACTTGCAGGAATTATTAAATAACATTTGTAAAAAAATCAATCATGGATTTAAACAATCTTTTAAACGAATCAGCACAAGGCTTTAAGTCTTTACAAGCTGATGCCGCTAGATTGGCTGAAAAGTGGACTGCTACTGGTCTATTAGAAGGTCTTTCTAACGAGCAAGAAACAAACTCTATGGCTATGATTCTTGAGAATCAAGCTAAAGAGCTTATCAAAGAAGCTTCTACTACTGGTACTGGAGGTTCTTTTGCCGCTGGTCAAGGTGAGCAGTGGGCAGGTGTAGCTCTACCATTAGTACGTAAGGTATTCGCTCAGATCGCTGCTAAAGATTTCGTATCTGTACAGCCTATGAACTTGCCTTCTGGTCTAGTATTTTACTTAGACTTTAAGTACGGTACTACTGTTAACGGTAGAACTTCAAACGACAACATGTACGGTAACGTATCTACTGCTAACAGCAAAATCGCTGTTGACACTGACGCTGCTGGTGGTCTTTACGGCGCTGGTCAGTTCGGTTACACTATCAACCAGGAGTCTTTATCCTTAACAGGTCAATCTGCTGCTGATACTGCTACTTCAGCTTCTATCGCTTACCAAGACGGTACTAACCCTTCTGACTACTACGTAGTTGCAGTTGACATGTCTTCTGTAGAGTACGATAGCAAAGGTGTAAGAGCTTTCCGTCTTCTTTCTGGTTCAGTTGACGTAACTTCTAACCCAGAATTGACTACTATTTCTGGCGACACTGTATCTTTCGTTGCATTGAAATCAGGTATCACTTCTACTTCATTCGACGGTTCAGTTAAGTACCACTTAGCACCACTAGATAACGCAAGAGGTGACTTCGAGGATTCTCCTGTAGCTTCTGACGTAGCTAACACTATCTCGATCCCTGAAATCAACGTTGAGTTGGCTTCTGAGGCAATTGTTGCTAAGACTCGTAAGTTGAAAGCACAGTGGACACCAGAATTCGCTCAAGACTTGAACGCTTACCACAGTGTAGATGCTGAAGCTGAATTGACTTCTATCTTATCTGAGTACATCTCTATGGAGATCGATCTTGAGATCTTAGATATGTTGATTCAAGATGCTGCTACTACTGAAAGATGGTCAGCTGAAAACAACAAAGTATGGAAAAACAGTGCTTGGACTGATTCAACTTCTGACTTCTATAACACACAAGGTCAGTGGTTCCAGACTTTAGGTACTAAGATCCAGAAAGTATCTAACAAGATTCACCAGAAAACTCTTAGAGGTGGTGCTAACTTTATCGTATGTTCCCCAGAGGTAGCTACTATCTTGGAAAGCATCCCAGGTTACGCTGCTCAAACTGACGGTGACAAAATGGACTTCGCAATGGGTGTACAGAGAGTAGGTAGCCTAGCTAGCCGCTTTAAAGTATACAAGAACCCTTACATGACTGAAAACGTAATGTTATTAGGTTACAGAGGTAGCCAGTTCTTGGAAACAGGTGCTGTTTACGCTCCTTATGTACCATTGATGATGACTCCTCTAGTATACGATCCAGATACATTCACTCCACGTAAAGGTATCATGACTCGTTACGCTAAGAAGATGATCCGTCCTGAATTCTACGGTAAGATCTTTATTTCTGACTTAGGTCAAATCTAAGATGTAATCTTACATAGATTTTAATTGAGAGGGGGCTTCGGCCCCCTTTCTTTTTTACTATTTATAGTAAACGTAAAAGTTATTACTTATGAGCTCAAACCACCACGAAGACGCGATCTTCAAGGCGAAGAGAAGACCGAAAGGACCTATCAAGTTTCAGGTCCAATTAAACGAAGAACAGAAAGAAGCGAAAGCTTTAATTCTAGAGAATCCAATTACAGTATTAAAGGGTATGGCTGGTAGTGGTAAAACACTTGTAGCAACTCAATGTGCATTGGATTTACTATTCAGAAAAGAAATAAAGAAAGTAGTAATCACCAGACCTACTGTAGCTAAAGAGGATATAGGATTTCTACCAGGAGACATTAGAGAAAAAATGGATCCATGGTTAGCTCCTATCTATCACAATCTCTTTATGTTATACGATCAAGCAAAGGTAGAGAAGGAGATAGAAGCAGGTAATATAGAAATTGTACCATTTGCTTTTATGAGAGGTAGAACTTTTGTAGACTCTTTTGTAATCGTAGATGAAGCACAAAACGTTACCCACACTCAGATGGAAACTGTATTAGGTAGGTTAGGAAAAAACAGTAAAATGGTAGTATGTGGAGACATGGCTCAAATAGATTTAAAAGACAAGAGACAGACTGGGTTTTCTTTCTTGGCAAGAGTAGAAGAAAGCGTACCTGGGTTCAAGGTGTACGCTCTACAAAGAAACCATAGACACGAGATCGTTTCTCCGATTCTAAAAGTATATCAGACCTTTAGGGATTAAAAGCTTAGTTACTATTTATATAAAAATGTAACTGTATGGCTGATATAGCAATTTGGGAAGGCACATCTGATTTTCAAGCTGGCCAGACTCCATTCGGATTTTACGACACTGATATAGACTTTGATGCTGATGCTGATAAGGTAGCTAAATTCTGTGCGCAAAGATTAGGATATCCTTTAATGGACGTAGAGCTTCAATCAGGATCTTTTTACGCTTGTTTTGAAGAAGCAGTTACTACATACGGTAATGAAGTATTTCAATATAAGATTAGAGAGAATTATCTTTCTATGGAAGGGGATACTACTGGATCAGCTTATAATAATAAGTTAATTGAACCAGGCTTAGGACGAACGATACAGATTACCGATAACTACGGTACTGAAGCAGGTGTAGGAGGTAACGTAACAAAGTATACCGGAGAACTAACAGTTTCTGCTAGCGTACAAGAGTATGATCTAGAATCAGCATTAGGTAATATAGACGGAGGAGTAGAGATTAGAAAGGTATTCTATGAATCTCCGCCTGCTATCTTACGTTACTTTGACCCTTATGCAGGTACAGGTACAGGTATCCAGTCACTAATGGATGCTTTTGACTTCGGTTCATACTCACCAGGTGTAAACTTCTTATTGATGCCTGCATCGTATGATATGTTAAAAGTTCAAGCTATTGAATTTAACGATCAGATTAGAAGATCAGCATACTCATTTGAATTAGTTAATAACAGATTAAAGTTATTCCCTATCCCTAAACGTGCAGGAACTATTTACTTTGAATATTACAAGAATTCTGAAAAATCTACAGCAGTAAAGAAGAGTGAGACTAACCTAATAACTAACGTAGGAGAAGTTCCTTATAACAATGTACAGTATGCTCATATAAATTCTGTAGGTAGACAATGGATCTACAGATACACATTAGCTTTGACTAAAGAGTTACTAGGTTACATTAGAGGTAAGTATCAAAACATACCCGTACCAGGAAGTAATACAGCGTTGAATCAAGCAGACTTACTTACTGATGCTAGGACAGAAAAAACAGCTCTACTTACTGAACTAAGAGAGATGTTAGATCAAACTTCAAGAACTGCTCAATTAGAGAGAAAAGCAAACGAATCTGAGAACCTTAAGAGAATCACAACAGAGATTCCAATGACAATATTTATAGGATAATGAAGTTACAGCAATTACTTTTAGAGGAAGAGTATAAGATGTTTAAGACATTCTTCTATTTCGAATTTGACGATTCGAATATGGATGTATCAACTTTAGCAAATATCGTTAGAGCTGTAGATTTAGTTGCTGTAGTTAATAACAAATCTGATAAAGAAGACTCAAGACCAAGAGCATTATTTCAGATTAAAGTAGCTACAACAAAACCACCTAAAGAATCATTTGAAGAAGTGAAACAAGAATGCATGACTAAGATCTCCCAGGTTAAGAAGTGCCAGTTCTCAGAAAGACATATTGAAGAAGTAAATCTATAGAGCATGAGTTTATTCGGTAGTAAAAAAGATTTTGGACTAATTACCAGGATGAATCGAGAGCTCCTTCAAGAGATCATTGAACAAGAAGTTGCTATCTATAAAGTAGCTTTAGAAGAAACTCAAGCTAATATTTACGGAGAATCTCTAGAGAAGACATTCTACAATCCTGTTATTATGCAGTGTATCATCACTAGAGGTGATCAACAATATACTGTTGACGATTTTGGACCAGAAGTAGCTAGAGAATTAAATTTTGCTTTCTTAAGAGATGATTTTGTAGATTTAAACTTAGTACCTGAAGTAGGCGATATTATAATGCTATCTGAAGACTACTATGAGATCGATACAATTGTAGAGAACGAGTTTTTCTTCGGTAAAGATCCAGCGTATAATTTTGCAAGAAGTGATAAATACGGTAAGAGTATATCTATTAGATGTGCTGCACACTTAACAAGAGTAGACAAACTAAACATAACTCAGTTTAGACCTTAATAAATGGCTGAATACAGAAGAAGAAAACCGGTACCTAAGACTCAATCAAAGCTAACTAGAGAGCAGATTGAATCGTACGACAGTACACGAGGGACTGTACCAGCCTCCTCAAAAGATAAGAGAGAAAATCAACTATCTTTCAAAGGTGATACTACTAAGTTACCGTTAGTATCCTTAAAAGATATTGACAGTGCAATCTTCTACTATTTTAAGAATGTAATTAAGCCGACAGTCAATCAAAACGGAGCTGAAATTGAAGTACCGGTAATGTACGGAAGTCCTGAAAGATGGTCAGCAGTTCAAAAAGATGGTTTTTTAAGAGACGGCAACGGTAAGATTCAAGTACCGTTAATTATGTTTAAGAAGAGCGGTATTGAGAAGAACAGATCTTTAGGTAATAAACTAGATGGTAATGAAGTTAATAACTTTGCAGTTTATCAAAAGAAGTACTCGAAGAGAAACGTATATGATAAGTTTTCAATTTTAACAAACAGGCAACCTTCCGAAGAATTATACGGAGTAGTAGTTCCTGATTATGTTACTATTAATTACGAGTGTATTATATTTACAGACTACGTTGAGCAATGTGATAAATTAGTAGAAGCATTAAACTTCGCCTCGGACAGCTACTGGGGAGATAAAGAGCGTTATAGGTTTAGAGCTATGATCGACTCTTACACTCCGACTATAGAAATGAATCAAGGTCAAGATAGAAGTGTAAAGACAACGTTTACTATCAGACTTAACGGATATATTATTACAGATACTTACAATAGGGATAAAGCTAACATGAAAAAGTGGCATTCTAAGTCTCAAGTCAACTTCGGATTCGAGACAGTAGGTGATTTGGAGACATTAATAGCAGCAGCAAGAACGCCTCAAGATCAGAGACCGATAGTAACATAGGTGTAGCTCAAGCTGCAGAAGGTCAAGGAGGTATGACTCAAGCAGAATTAGAATTCGTAGCATTAAACACAACTGCAATAGCAGGAACAGTTACAAGTAATACCGCAACTTTCTCTGGAAGATCTTTCTCTACACCGCCTGCCGGATTTACCATCACACAAGATAGCTTCCAGGTATATGTTAACGGTGTATTAGTCCCGGTTCCTCAACGTACTGTTGCTGAATCAGATAGCGATATAGTAATTACTTTTGATACAGATGCAATACAATATCAGTTGCAATCAGATTTTGAAGTAGTTTTAACAGGTAAGTACGCATAATCATGGCAAGAATACATTTATCCCAGATAAACCCAGAAGGTAATCTAAATATTACCGGAAGTTTTAGCGTAGCTGGGTCTACAGTACTTTATCAGACTGATAGTGATGTAGCAGCGCTACTAGTATCAGGAGCAATGTCTATCGTACAAGCTCAGATCAATAATCAATTTGTATCTGCATCACTTGAGATTCAAGGTCTCGGTACTCTTGCTGACAGAACCTCTGACGCAGAACTCGATCTATCAGAAGGAGACGACTTCTAGGTACATTTATAGAGAATATAAGAGCCGGCTTTATGCCGGCTTTCCTATTTATTATAGTCTTATATAAGACATACCCGGTATATACCTTTAAACGTTACCATACATATGGCTCAAACACTAAGACTGAAGCGATCTTCGGTAGCAGGAAGAGTACCAACTACTTCTTCCCTA